GGTAGGGCGCTGTGTCCCCACAGCGCCGCCTTCGTGCAAAAACAACTCAAACAAACTATGCCCCCCATCCCGCGCCGCCGCTTCCGTCGCAAACGCCCTCGGGTCTCCCTTTCTTCTCAGTGCCTCCCTCCCATGCCTCTTCTCCCGCGCCCGTATATGCGCCTTGTACCAATTCGTGCCCTGACCCGCATAAATCCTCTGTCCGTCGCCGCGCCCGCCATCGTCACCGACCCATTCACCCTCTTCGATGCTCGGGCTCTCATCGAAAATAAATTTCCGGCCCATGCCATCCACCCGCAGCCACAGCAAAAAATAACTCCGCGCTGTCGCCGGATCCCCGCTCATGTAGTCCGTTCCCTCCCGCGGCAACTTCTCCAACGGAATGATGTGCACATTCGGATTGAACTTCGGAAATTGGCAGCCCGTTATCTTCTCCGCCCAGCCAAACAACCGCGTCCGCACCGTCCGCTTGCTTTTCCCTCGCGCCTTGGCAAACAACGCCGGCGCGGTTCCTTTTACCTTCTTCAACACCTTGCGCGAAGCGCCACTCTCGCTATCAACTATCAACTCTTCACCATCAACTTCTTCCTTCGGCAAAAACACGTTCCAATGCGTCCACAGAAAAATCACTCCCTGCTTTGGATCCAACGGCTGCATCAAATACGGCATGTGCCCTGGCGGACAGCCCTTCACCTGCTCCTCCTTAAAATTCAACTCCGGTATTTTCAGGTCTGAGTTCCTTCTCCCTGTCAGTTCTCTGTTCTCTCTGTTTCCTCCTGTTGGGTCCCACTCCCAATCCATCGGCAAACTTCTCAGCACCTTCGCCCCCGTTATCACCTTCTGACACACCGCATCAAACCCTTCCACCGCCGTAAACGTAAACAACACCTTCCCACCCCTCTTCCCCACGCGATAGCTCAACGTCTCCAGCAACGCCAACGGCGCTGGTTCATCTATCCACACCAGGTCATACTCCGGTCCCTCAAAACTCGTGTTGTCCCGCTGATACTGCTCCACCGTTTTGAACCAGCATTGACTCCGATTCGGCAGCACAAACGTCCCTTCCGTAAACCCGCCGCTCTGGCTCCACTTCACCTTTTGCGCCACGCTCCATTTCTTCGGCGCGACGCTCTCATTCTTCACCCGCACACCCAATGGCAGATACTTGTAAACGCCGGCTTGCTGATTCACCTTGCTCGCCGCTTCATTCTGCGCCACGCATAAAATCTTGCGGCCGCCCTCCGCCAGCATCGTCTCGACTGCCAGCTTCGCGCCCACTTCCGTCTTGCCGCTGCCGTTGCCGCCCAGCGCGTACAACTCATCTTTCCGCGCAAAGAACGAACGCAACTCCGGCCAGAACGGCAGCTCGAATCCTTTGCGCAACGGATCCTCCACCGCCTCCTTTATCGCCGCTTCATGCCGTCGCCAATACTCCAGCACCGCATCAAAACCCCCGGCCTTCTGCAGCCATCGTCGGACCTCACTCTCTGATAGTTGCGGAATCAACCGGTCCACGATCGGGTGGTCCGTCCATTTCAAACGCGCCTTTGCAGCAGCGTCGCCTGAGTTGGACACCGGGATGCCGGGGGTTAATGATGCAGTCTGACTCATTCCGTTTGCCCAGTGCGGCTAGGACTTTGAGTCTCAGGAACTGTCGGCGCGTTCGCTCCTGGAATTTTCGAAGCCTCGCCTTGCTCTTGCTGAACGCCGGAGTCAGGCGACGGTTGGCTGGATTCTTTCGAAGATTCTGTGGCCTTTGGCAGCGCTCCCTCAAGTGCTCGCACCACGCCGATGAATAACGCATCCTTCACTTGTTGCGCCATCGGCAGTCCGTTGTACGGCACCAGGCACGGATGCTCTTTCTTTTCCGGGTTCTTCACCGGTCCATAGGTCCAGCCCTCAGCCACCTTTTGCTCTAGCCAATTGTTGTGGCTGTCTTCGGGCTTGGCGTTCGGATTTGCAAGATGGAACTTCACTCCCTTGATTGCCGAATCCCTTTGCCATTCCGGCGCGCCATACCAGGGCGGTTGTGAATCATCTCCCGTCACGCTGCAATAAGCGCGATTGGTTTCGTGACATACTTCAGCAATGCTTTCGACGGTGAGTGTCGTCGATCGCTGGCGCGTCGGTATGTTGGTTGCCACCTGCTCGCATGCAATTGCATTTCCTGCACTGTCCTGTAATCGATTCTGCATTCTGTTCCTTTCTTTTTAATTCGCGGCCATTCGCGAAATTCGCGGATAAACTTGCTTTATGTTCTTTGGAATTTGTTTGGGATTTGATGTTTGGGATTTGGAGCTTTACACCGTCCTTCCCATAAACGGCTCTATCTTCGTCCCCGTCTCCACCGCTTCCAATATCGCCTTGGCCGCGTGCTCTATCACCTTGTGCGGATTGAACAGCACGTAATGAAAATTCAGTTTCTTGTTACTGATGCGATAACGCAGAAACGCCTTCACGCTGTACCTCGGTCCGCCTTGAAACACCGGTATGCCCAGTTCAATTTCCTCCGGCACACTCAGGTTCCCGTTCACGCCGGCCTGCGCCGATGTCGCCTCCATATATTGCAACTGCTGTTGCCCGTTGCTCAGCCGCAGCCCGCTCAAAAAATCGACGTTCGATTTCGCCTTTAACGTCTGCGCAATCTCCAGCAACTCCGCCCCTGGCGGTGTCACCACTTCCAGTTGGTTTTGTTCGATAAACTCCGCAAACGCCGTCTGCTCCATCGGCTTGCCGTTATGCGCCGTCCATCGCTTCCATTCCACCGTCAATGGACAGGTGTATTCCGCGACGTGTTTGCACCAGCCTGGCGTCGGTTCTGCGTCGGGTTCCGTTTCATCATGAACCTTGTTTCCCGTGTGATAGTCCAATACCGCCGTAATGGTCGCTCCGTTTTCGTTCACCTCCGCAAACAATCGCGTTCGATGGTCGCTATATTCGGTCACGTAACGGATGAAGCTTTCCACTTCTTCCAGTGCGACTCGTTGCTTGACTCTTAACGGCTTCTCCAGAAACTCGCTCAAATCTTTCAGCGTCGCTCCCGGCGGCACCACTGCGTACGGCGTGCTGTTCGGTTCGCCCGTCCTGCGAGCCCCGGCCAGCGCCATTCCGGCGTTTAAAATTGTCTGCACATTATCAGTTGTTTCCATAATTCGGTTTTTGTTTTATATTTTTTTGCCATCCATCTTTTTGTCTGCTCTTCGTCAAGCTGTCGCTGCCACTCGTATCGGCTCCTGCGCCTTCTCCTGTGGCACTTCTCGCAACTCAAACTCCTTTTGCCTCGGGTCCGACCTCTCCAACAAATTGCTCTCCGTCGCGTAGAAAACTGACGTCGCCTTTTCCGGCTTCGGCAGGCTCACCTTGATTTCGTCCTCCACCATCACGCACACCGTCTCCCCTTTGCTCGCCGGCCGTATCTTCAACTCCAGTGTCAACTTCCCGCCCTTGCCTGTCGCCCGCACCGCCCCGACTACTTCACCCAGTTTCTGTGAGAGCTCGCTTACTACCAGGCCGCCGCGCACTTCGCGCAATGTCTTATCAAACGTGTTCGACATGTTATTCATCCTTTCTTTGGTTTTAGTTTCTCTGTTCCCTCTGTTTCCTCCTGTTAAACTCCTTTCAAAAACGGCAACTTCTCCACGCCCTTGCCGGGCATCACTTGAAATCCGCACGCCTGCTTGTGCCCGCCCCCGCCGTGTTTCTTCGCTATCGCGCTCAGGTCCATCTCCGGTTTGTGCGGCACTCCATACAGGCTCACCGTCCAATTCTTTCCGTTCCAATAAAACCCCAACAACCCGTCATGCTCCGGTTTCACTGCCGCTTCAAACGTCAGGCTGTTGCACCTGGCCGTGTTCAACGCCAAAATGTTCAATCCCTCCCACTTCACTTCAAAGCTCCGATGTTTCACCGTGCCGGCGTCATTCTGTTTCTGCGCGAATTGCACCGCCTCGCCGCGTCCCAATAACTGTTGCACCAGCTCCGTTCCGTAGATCGTCGGCGACAGCAGCGTCTCCCACCTGTCCTCCAGGTTGACGCTTCTTAATCCGTGCTGAAACAACTCCGCGTTCGGATCCCGCTTGTCCCAAATGTCGTATTCCCCCGCCAGTCGCACCGACAGTGGCTCATTCACCAGCCGTTCGATGTAATCGTCTTTGCCTGGCGTTCGTTTGTGTGCAAACCATTGCCACGCCAGCCGGCACGCCGCCACGCCGTCAATCCGGTGCCCCGCGCCGTACTTGTGCTGCACCTCGAACTTCTCCAGCGCCGTTTTGTGATGGTCTATCCATATCAGCCGCTTGTGACCCTCCGGCGCTTCCTTCCAATCACTGAAACATTCCGGCGACAGGTCCAGCACATACACCGTTCCATCTGGAAATGGTATCTTCTCATTGCCATAATCCCATCCGATCAACTCCGCCTCCGGTAAAAACCGTCTCGCTATCTCCCGACAAAATAGCCCGTCAAAATCTGCGCTGTGATGTATCACTGTCGTCTTCATAGTTTCCCTTTCTGGTTCGTGTTTGTTTTCAATCCAAAATCCAAAATCGAAATTCAAAAATCATTCGGGCATATCCTCATCACTTATTTTCCGGTCGCTATAATCCGGCTCCCCCGCCGCGCTCTCCTTCACCCCGTTCTCTTTCAGCCACTCCACATAATCCAAAAACCGCGTGCAGCTCCTCTGAAACAACAACTGCACATCGCCCGTTGGACCATAGCGGTTCTTCGCCCAGTACAGATTCACTCGCCTTGGAGCTTTGCTCCAATCTTCCCCATGCGCTTTCAATAGCGCCGCTTCATAGGTCTGCTGTTCTTCCTTGCGCAGCTTCGGCCCGTACAAAAATCCCACCAGATCCGCGTCCTGCTCAATCGCGCCGCAATCCTTTAAATCGCTCAACCGCGGACGCCGCTTTGGATCTTTCTCATAATCCCGGTTCATCTGCGCCAGCACGATGATCGGCACATACAGTTCCTTTCCCAGCGCTTGTATCTCGCCGGATATTTCGGTCAGTTCCTGCACCCGGTCATCGCGAAATCTTTTCCCGCTCGTCCGCATCAACTGGATGTAATCAATCACAAACAATTTGATGCCGTATTGCCGATGCCACCGCCGCGCCTTGGCTTTTAAGCTGTCGATCGTGCAGCGGCTCGTGTCGTCGATATACACATTCTCCGGCGCGGCCATTTTCGCCGCCGCCTTCACCAATTTCGGCACATCCTCCCCTTCCGAAAACCCAGTCCGCCACCGTTGCATGTCCGCTTCCGCCCGTTGAAAGAGCATCCGGTGCACCAGCGGTTCTGCCGCCATTTCCAGCGAAAAGATTCCCACCGGCACGCCCCGACGCGGCTCCACTTTGAATCGCTCTCTCCCATCCGCTTCCTTCACCAGCACCGGTTTCATGCCCCCGCCGGGTAGGTGTTCTATCACCGGTTCGAACCACCGATGGTCCAGCGCCGCATACATCGCTATCTGCGTCGCGATGCTCGTCTTGCCAAAGCCTGGCCGCGCTGAAATCACCACGAAGTTTCCGTTCGCCCCGCCCAATCCGCATAAAAATTTGTCGTTGTAATCCAGCCCCGTTTTCAGCAGCCCTTTTATCTGCGCTCCGCCTCGGTGATAGTCCTCCAGTTCCTCAATCGTCTTCAGCAACAGATCTTTTAACTTTTGCTCGGCGATGGCTTGTCGGTCTTCGCCTAACTTCAGGACCTCCTGCTCCATTCGAGCCAGAATTTCTTGCGTCGGTAAATGTTCCTTCTGGTAAATCTGTTCAGTTGTCTCGCCTACGATGCGCAACGCGCGGCGGAGATTGAATTTGTCGCGGATTATCTGGAGATAAAAATCCAGCATCGCCGGCCCTGGCGTTTTATCCTCCAGAGCCCATAACACAGGTATGCCGCCGGCCTTTTCCAAATCTCCGGTGTCTTTCAACGTTTCGTGCAGAGTGATTACGTCCAGCGCTCCTTTGCTCGCCGTTTGCGCCATCGCGCGGAATATCAACTGATGCCTCACGTCGTAAAACCATTCATACGTCAGGCCCGCCTCCTCACACTCATTCAGGCATTCGATCGGACTCAGCATCACGCAGCCCAGCAGCCCTTGCTCCGCTTCCACTGAATGCGGCGGCAAACGGTCCTGGCTCGCCGCCGCATTGGGTTTGTTAAACGTTCGCCGGGGCATATCATTTGCTCGCGTCGAATGGACAGCGCCCCAGGTCCTTCACGATTCGGCGTTTCAAGCTTCCCAGTTTGTTTTCTTGTTCCTGCACCGGCGAATACAGTGCGACCACCCACCAGCGCTCGCCTTTCCACTTGCGCGGATTGCGCGTTCCATGCAGCGTTCCGGCAGTACATAACTTCAGCGGTCCGGGCAGTTCTTCAGTCATACCCACTTTGCGCGGACCGCCACCACCTCCATTTGCCGGCGTGCCGTCTTTGTTCGAACGCCAGAATGCATAGACACAGTCCTCGCCATTTTCCTCCTTGGCGCTGGCCAGAATCGCTTCGAGATAATTGGTTTTTTCTTCGCCGGAGCCGGAGCCGGAGCCGGAGCCGTCGCCGGAGCCGTCGCCGTCGCCGTCGCCGGAGCCGTAGCCGTCGCCGGAGCCGTAGCCGTCGCCGTCGCCGTAGCCGTCGCCGTAGCCGTAGCCGTAGCCGTAGCCGTCGCCGTAGCCGTCGCCGTAGCCGTAGCCGTAGCCGTCGCCGTCGCCGTAGCCGTAGCCGGAGGTTGTCAGCTCCATGGTTCGGTCTCCCACGCTTTCGCCGCCGCTTCACTTACTTCCACGATGGCAGTTACATCTTGCAGCGTGATGGCTGGCACGGCTGGCCCAATTCGGCAGTCTGCCTTCGGACCGCACTGCGCCAGGCCCAGCACTCCTTTTACATCTGCGCTCCAATACACCGCCATTCGCGCCTTTTCCAAACGAATGATCTTTTCCGTAGTCGGTTGGCCGTAACCGAAGAACACGCCGCGGTGCGCGGTGGTTACCAGTAATGGTTTGAGTCCTTGCTTTGCCATGTTTCCTTTTTGTTTTGTTGTTTTTGGTTTTGGTGAGTTCATCAATGAAATTCCCCCGCCGCCTGTTTTTTTTGCAGTTCGGTTAATTCCGCGCGTTTTTTTGCTAACTCCTGCCGCTCCTTCGAATTCAACTCGTCTCCGAACGCTTCCAGCTCTTTTATCTGCTGGCTCAGTGCCGCGAACTGCGTTCGACTGGCGGCGACCGTTGCGCCGTCCGCCCCTCGGCTTTTTCCTTCTGGTGCCCCGTCCGGGTAGCACCCGTTATTATTATCCCCTTGATCTACTTCCACACGTCCGTCCATACGAACATCCTTACGGCTCTGCGTAGGCTGTGCGTAGGCTGAACCTTGGATATGCCTAGGCTGTGCGTTGGATTGGCTTTGGTTACGCTTCGGTCGCCTGCCCAATTCCCAGTTCGAAACCGTTCTGGAATTATGGTGATTCCAATCGTTTACGCGGATCCCCGTTTTTTCCACTACGATTAGTTTGGATTCCGATAGCGCTGTATAGAGCTTGCCGCGCTCGCCAAACCAGCACGCCACCAGCTCCACGAAGTCCGGGTCTGCTCCACGCCAAAACTCGCCTTTTTGCGCGAATTCGCAATGTCCCCATATCCGAATCACCGCCTCCATAGCATAATCGCCCACCGCTTTTTTTAACCGGAGAAACTTCGGATGATTCACAAATCCAGCTTCTACCCTCATTGGCACCTCCGGATATAGGCACCGCCGTTCATGCGAAACTGCCATCGCACGCCACGAGGACTTACCACATAAAGCCGCCGCCGCCCTTTTTGCTCCTGGACGTCCCAGCGCCAACGCAAGCGTGCAGGCACGCTCTCGATGAGCCGCGCCAGCAATGGAAACTTGATACGTTGCCATGCGCTCATTCATTCGACCCATTTGGCAAGGTTCCCCCCTCTCGAAAATGGATGGGCTCTGAACCATCGGTTGGCCCGACCTGACCCCCCCCCGGCCCTCCGACCCCTTCCTTACCCTCCGTCTCGTCTTGCCCCGTCCGGGTAGGACCTGCCCCATCACCTGCACCGTCACTCTGCAAACCATTATCACTGCAAGCCTTAACACCTGATTCGAAATCAGGTCCAGCCTCACCAGGCTGCAGTTTGCCCGGCTCGCTTCGCTCGCCGCCCATCATCGCTCTCAACGCGGCTGCGGCTTGGGCATGGTCCTGCTCCTCTTTTACAACTTTTTCTTCCCCACTCTCACCCATCATGTGCAGCTCTCGGGCATGCTGCATCACGATTCCGGCACCGATAGTTAGATCCTTGAAACTCGCCGAGTCCTCCTTCGTTCGCGCAAGACCAAGCCAACGTCCACCAGTCCGCATCAGCATCGAGGCAAACTCCTTTTTAAACCCTGCTACTTCTTCGCCGCTCCTTTTCGCCAGGGCGGTAACCGTCCGCAAATTCACGTGCAACTGTCTCGCGATCGTCTCGACCGGCCAGTCAGACGCCACCAGCATCAAGATTGCATTCCTCTTGCACTCCAAACCATGCACCTGCTGAGCCGTGTAACGCTTCCTGATCTCATCGCCAAAAAGAAGCGCCGAGTCATCAATGTCATCAGCATTAAAAAGCGCGGCTTGTTCGTTCATCGCATCGCAAACTGCACCAGGTTGTTATGCTGCCCGCTGCCTTGTGCCTGCGTCGTCACACGATGACGCGACAAATAAGCCTGCAAACCAGCCTCGGGAATTAGCCATCCTCCATTATCGCGAAAAACCTCGCCAAACTCTCCAGCCTTGGCCTTGTCCTTCACCCATCGGTCAGACCGGCCCGGGAAATACTCGCTCACCACCATCGCCACCGACAGACAACGCCCGGTTTGTTTCGCGGGTTTACTCATACGGCCGCTGCCCGCATCCTTTCAAAAAGCGCATGCGCTTCCGCTCGGCTCAATCGGTGTCCCTGAACTATTACCGTCTGCTCAACATCCTGCCGGCCAGGTGAGTGATAACGCACCGTGGGCTGATGACATCGAGCACACACCGTTTGCTCTCGCCTCTCCGTATCCACCTCGACGAAACGCTGGCACTGGCCCCAGCACCACCACCCGCCTTCACGGTATGGATCTGATTGGTTAATGGCCATTGGCTCCGTTTAACAGTCCGGCATCGGCCAGGATTAGATACTTCAGCACGTGACTCGGCTTGCCGCCGAACAGTGGCTCCTTCGACCGCTTCATGAGGTGGTCAAATGCCTCCTTCGGCATTGTGATCGAAATCGCCGGATTATTTCTGTTGCTCTTCTTCTTTGGTTTCGGCTTCACTGTAATAGTGCGACTTAATCATACTGTGTCTTACTACGTCCATAGCCAACATTGCGCACACTGTCTTACTGCGTCATACTCATGAGCGCATACAAACGCGTTAAACTGCACATAACCCTTTCAAAACCCGTTGTGAAAATTGCGCGGAATCAAATGCGCAAACGCGGTGGTCAGAACTTGGGGCGCTATCTCTCTACACTCGTAGAGCAAGACGATAAACGTGTCGCCAACAGGATTCGTCACGGTCACGACTAAACCGTACTGAGTGTGACTCAGTCAACGAAACCTTGCTCACAACCATTCACAATTACCTGTGAATAAGTGCGGACACAGTATGACTCTGTCGCCGATTGCCGTTGGCACCCGCGTTGCTATTCTCACAGCATGGAAGAAACGCAGAAGCGCACGGACGTCCGGCCAACCATCAGCCTGGCGCCGGAGATTTGGGAAATTGCCGTCACTCAAATGCGGCGGAAGGGCTTCAACAATAATATCAGCCAATATATTCGCGATCTCATCTGGCGCGATAAGGAAGAAACTGAAAACCGCGCGATGGCTCTCCGCGAAACTCCGACGCGGTACCGCGCTAGCGCTTCAAAAGCGGGCAATCGACGCAAAACTGAAGCGGCCGCTCTGCGCGATCTGAAACGCCGCCGCGCCACTGGCGATGCTCCAAAAGATAAGTGATAGTCTGCAAAAGTTCGTCCAGCTCGATCTCCTGTTCCTCAGCCGGCATCCCCATTATCGTCTCCAAAAGTTCAGTGTACATAAACTTTGTCAGATTTGCTACCGCATAAAATATACCGCGCGGCTCTGTCTGACAATGTCTGACAATCGCTTGATTGAGACTTAGGGTGGCACTTGTCACGCTCCATCCGCGTGAAGAAAGATGCACGCATGACCATCCGCCTATCCACCGAAACCAAAGCAGCGATTGAGAAAGAAGCGAGCCAGTTGGAACGCTCGCCCAACTGGCTCGTGGTCAGCGTCATCGAACAATGGTTAAAGGACAGGCGCCGGCGCAAGGGCAATTAGGTGGTGGGCTACTTTGAAGTAGCCCACCACCCAAATTTCACTCACGTCCAGTCCGATCTTCTTCCACTGCGTTTACCTGTTGCTCTAATTCTTCCAGTCGGTCCGCAACCTTCGATAGAAACTCTTTCGTTGGGAAATCGATTGCCGACGACCTGTCTCCTGAGACCATAGCTCGGAGCGAATCAATCATTTGTTTGGAGTCCATATTATCCTTTCGCAAATCTGACACGCACCAACTTAGGATTAAACACCCGTTCATTCAAGAAATGCGTATAGTTTTGCTGCGTCACCTTAACACTGCTGTGCCGCAGCCATGCGCTCGCCTTAAAAATGTCAAACTTCATCGCCACCAGGCTGCCACTATAGGCCCGCAACGCATGATTTGTCTTCTGCGTTTCCCAGCCGAGGCCGCGCAACCATGCGCCGATGTTCCTGAAAATATTATCCTCGAGATCCGTCTTGCTTCCTTGCAACACGAGTTCGTCTGGCTGACCGCGCCACTTTTCTCGCTCGATGCGTCGATTAAGCAACTTCCAAAATGGATCGATCGGTGCCACCACAAACCGGCCGCTTTGATTCTTCACCTGGCCTCGACCGTCCAGCAACGCACTGCCCATCGAACGGCTCCACATTCCCCAAGTGACCTGAGCCACTTCGCCCTTGCGCAAACCGCATGACAGCTCCAGACCTGCAGCAATGAATTCGTTGCGCGGCAAATCCAGCCACGCGTGCAACGTCTTTCGAATCAGCTTTTCATCTGGTGGATTGTACACCGGCGTGATGCCCGTAAACTTTTCCTCGTCAAATACCGCGAGGAACGCCTGCACATCCGGCAGCACCAGGCCGGCGTCACGATATTTACTCAAGCACTTTGAACGAAACAAGCATGCCGCCTGTGCGAAAGTGCTATTAGCCGAGCGCTTGATTCTCGCCTCGTCCTCCTGGTCCCGTTCCCGCTTGGCTTTCACCATCGCCGCTTCAAAGAAAGCCCGCGCCGTTTGCTCACTCAGCGCCGCTGCCGTCAGCTTCTCGAACTCTGAGCCCCCGCAGGACCGCATCACCACCTTAAACGAGTAAACCGCGTTCCGGCGATGCGTGTAAGAAATGTCCAGCGGCATTCGTTCAAAAGTTTCAACCAACTTTGTCAGTGCGCTGTACTCAATCGCTCTCTCCGATCCGCCGCGCATCATCTTACGCACCGCGTCCTTGTGCCCATCGAGCACGCCATCAATGATTATCTTGGCTGACTCAATCGCTGACCGCTTCTCGACCTCGCCCAGCGAGTATTTGTGCCGCTTCAAATTATGTTCGAAGTAAAGGTTCCATTTTGCTTTCGGTCCATTGCCGCGCTTGAAGATCCTCCATTCCCGGCCCCGATAAGTGAAATGGTCCCGGGCGAACTTCGGCTCCGGATTGGTTTGGGTTAACGGCTTAAAATCTACTGCAAGAGTGTTAGCGTTCATAGTGAGACAGAGTATGACTCAGTCATACCAAGCGGTCAAGAATTATCT